GTACTGTGGAAGCCAAGCGAGCGCAGATCAAGTCGTGCTTTTACGTACACCGCCGCCTCGGTACCAAGAGCGCAATGGTAACAGCTCTGTCTGACCTTTTCCCCGGCTCCGATGTGGACGAGTGGTTTGACTACGGCGGCGAGCCGTACCACTTCCGCGTTCTGCTCGATGTAACGGAGCAAAGAACGCCTATCAATCAGAGTGTGGTTGAAACATACATCAACCTCTTCAAGTCTCTCCGTTCTGTCTTGGAAAACGACGAGATAATCTACCGTTCGCGCAACACCTTTGCCGTTGGCGTGAGTGGAGCTTATGTCTTTTTCTCGGCGCGGCTCTGCGGTACGTTCCCGGAAGCAGCTGTGCAAGGACGAATTCAGCAAGACGTGATTGTCGTATCTGCTGACGGTAATTCCGTTGGGTACACCGTACCGGCGACAGGCGAGATTGAAACAGGCACATTCCCGATCACCGCCGTTCAAGGCGGTATCGAGAGTGGCAGCGTAAGTATGGAAGCAAGTGTCGGATCCGCTTCTTACAGTTCGCGTATGTGCGGAACTCCGCTCGGCTCACTAATTTGAGGAAAGGAGAACGATTATGGCTCTTGCAAAGGCTGCTCTTACTGACCTTCGGAACTATGTCAAGAAGCGTTGCGGTTTTGTCAAATACCGCGTAGGCTCCACGTACTACCAAGTTCCGATCACCGATGTGCAGATGCTTAGTGATGGCGTCGTGCGCGTACAGGTCTCGATTGTCCCCGGACCGTCCACAATCAACCGCATTGAGTTGTATAACAACAACAGCGAGCTTTGGGCGTATCAGGACGTAAGCATCACTTTCAGCAATGTGCAGACGGGTGTTCTGTACTGGTTCGATTTCACCATAAAGGAGGGAGAATAAATTGTATAGTCGTACCTATTGGGTGGATCACGCCCTTAGCGAAACAAACAAATTCAAAATCACGCAAGTGAGCGGCGACGTTCACACCATCGTCCCCTACGGAACAGTTATGCAGCAGGGTGTTCCTCAGGACGCAGCACATTTCAACAATATCGAGGAAGCTCTTTCGGCTCACGAAATTGCCCTCGGTCTGCATAGCAATGCGCTTATGCAGCATATGGACGAGATCAAGAAAAACGCGGCTCTCGCGGAAGTCGTTGACAAGCTCCATACAGTTGAAACAGGAACGGTAACGCTGACGAACTCGGCTAAATATCCGTTCAACAATTCGCAGAAAACGGTAGCTCTCGCGGCGCAGAGAAACACTCCCGCGTATGTAGTTATCACGGAGGTCAAGTCCTTCGTCGGCAACGTAGGCGAAATCGTTGTATCTGACATTCTCGCCAACGGCTTCAAAATCGCTTTCACAGGTAGCGCAACGAGCGTGACGGTGGAATATAAAATCTTAGGAGGATATACAAGATGATTGTAATCGAAAAGAACGAAGGGGCAAAAATCCCCTACGACGTTACAGGAACAAAGGTGTGCTTCGACGATGATCTCACCATCAATCTCGCAAAGCGCGAGGAGGACGATCCTGTTCACATCGACGTCTGCCACGATGAAGACGGTGCGCTCGTTATCGGTGCGGCCGCAGGCAGAACATACGTAGCCGAGATCGACATTCCTGCAAGGGAGTACGTCGATAAAGAAACCGAGGAAAAGGATATGGACGGTAAGCCTGTTATCGTCCGCGAGCCGCTTCCTCTCGATATGGAAAAAGTAACGCTCACTCTTTGGGCGGTTGAGTAAAGGAGAAAAGGTATGAATAACTTTGACGTTGCAAATATCGCTCTTAAGGCAGTTTGCCCGAGCAATGAAATGATCGTTGACGATAAGGGAATGCCCTCTGTTATGGTCAAAATCCCTAAGTGTACTTGGGCAGACCTCGGCATCGGTACTTCTACCGAAACATTCCCCGCGTTCATCATCAACGGCAAGGAGGTAGATGCAATCTATTTCTCCAAGTATCAGAACATCGTTCAGAACAGCCGTGCTTATTCGCTTCCTGGACAGGACCCTGGCACAGGTATTAACCTCGACACCTCCATTTCGAGATGTGCCGCAAAGGGAGAGGGATGGCACTTGCAGACACGCCTTGAATGGATGGCTATCGCTCTTTGGTGTTTGAAGAACGGTTTTACACCGAACGGAAACAACAACTACGGCAAAGACCATTCCGAGAGCATCTACAAGGCAATTCCTACGTACTACTACGAAGGAAAAGTTGGCCGTGTGGCAACAGGAACAGGACCTCTCACTTGGTCGCACAACAACGCTCCCGATGGCATTTGGGATATGAACGGTAACGTATCCGAGTGGGTCGGCGGTATTCGTATGGTAAAAGGAGAGTTGCAGGTCATTTCGCACGACGGCGAGACCTTCGGCAATGATGCTGCAGACCCCGACAACAGCCAGAGCGCGACATCTTCTTTGTGGTGCGCTATCGACGGTACCACAGGCGAGCTTATCACGCCCGATGGAAACGGAACAACAGCGAACAGCTTGAAGCTTGATATGATCGACTCCAAGTGGCAGTGGGTAACCGGCGCACTTACCGATAGCCAGGACACATACAGAAACACCGTATTTGCAAATGTGACTTGTGCCGACACGGTTTGCGAGGCGGCTATGAATATCCTCCGCGCTCTTGGCTTCTTGAAGCTCGATGGAGTGGAGGCAGCTGCTTATAAGAGCGATCAGTTCTATTGCAACAACGGCAATGCCGAGCGGTCTTTCCACTGCGGCGGCACCTTTACGGTCTCGTCCGAGGCGGGCCTCTTCTGCGTCATCGGCTACAGTGGTCGTTCCAGCTCGGGCAACAGCATTGGCTTCCGTGCCGCTTTTGCAGAACTGCCTACTGCTTAACTGTGTTCTGCTTGGCTCCGCGGTAGCGGAGCCTTGCTCCCAAAGTCCGCTGAGCGAAGCGAAGCGGAGCGTCGATTTTTTATAAAATAACGTATTTCGTTATTTTTCAACAATAGCCTGTAAAACCTCTCAACATCTGCTATAATAGCAAGGAGCGCAAGTTTTCGGGAGGATCGGGTATGGCAGAAGAATTGAAGCTACTCCAAAAGATATTTGATATGATGGAGTATGGATATCTCGCACTCGCCCAATTTCCGAAATCAGAAAAGTTCGCTCTCGCAACCGACATCAAGCGTTGTATGGACGTAATGCTTGAACGGTGCATTGAGGCTCAAAAGAAGTATTACAAAAAAACTACTCTCCAAGACCTCGATGTAGAGATAATGAAGCTCAAAGCATATTTGCGCTTATCCCACGATCTTGGTTTCCTTCCTCTCAAAAAATATGAGGTGTGGAGCGCGATGGTTGTGGAAATAGGTAAGATGTTGGGAGGGTGGCTGAAAACCGTCCACAGCGACTCCAAAACATAAGGAACAAATCAGCACGGTCTTTCAACTGCGGCGGCAACTTTACGAACTCGTCCGAAGCAGGCCTCTTCTACGTCAACGGCAACAATGGTCGTTCCAACTCGGGCAACAACATTGGCTTCCGTGCCGCTTCACCCCCACAAGTCAGATATTGTACGCCTACTGGGATGCAATCAGCACAAGGGTATAAAGGGATTTGTTTCTTCGGCTCACGGTATGTGGGAAGAAAAATTATCAGTTGTGTATGCCGCCTATGGTCGCAAAGCACAACGCCGGGAGGAACTGTATGGAGAAGCACAGGCACGTTTTTGAAAGATTTATTGATTTTGAAAATTTGTATGGCGGTTATATTCTTGCTCGCAAACACAAGCGATACAAGAACGAAGTGCTGAACTATACAGCGAATCTCGAAGAAAATCTCATTGATAGCCAAAATCACTTGATTTGGAAATCGTATGAGGTAGGTCGTATGACCGAATTTGTTGAGTATTATCCCAAGAAACGCATAATCAGCGTTATCCCTTTTGAAAACAGGGTGGTTAATTGTGCGGCATATAATGTGCTGTGGCCGATATATCAAAAGTCATTCTACGAACACAGCTACGGCTCAATTCAAGGAATGGGACCAATCAAAGCAGCTCAACAGCTTCAGTATTGGTTGCGCCTGGTGAGGAACAAAAAAGAAGATTGGTATATATGCAAGCTCGATATTGCCAAATTCTTTTTTAGAGTACCTTATGACGTTCAACTGCATAGCCTCGGGAAGCCTTTGGACGACCCCGATATGATGTGGTTTTTGGAAAAGGCAATCCGTTGCGACGGACGAGCGTTCGGCTTGCCGGTCGATGCGACCGATGTGACAGAGTGCGAGCGCATTCTTGGAATTGGTATGCAGGTAGGCAGCCTTATTTCTCAAATGACAGCGAACGTCGTTATGTCACCTGCCGACCATTACATAAAACGAGAGCTCCGCGCACCGTACTACATACGGTATATGGACGATATGATATTCCTTGCGCCGAGCAAAGATCAAATACACGAAATCCTTGAAAGGTTTGAGGAGTATCTGTATAGCGAGCTTGGATTGCAGTTGAACAGAAAAACAGCCATAATGCCGTACGATGCAGGCGTAGAGTTTGTAGGCAAGCGCATTTGGCCCGATAAAATTCAGCTCCGCAAATCCACCTCGCTTCATATGAAGCAACACCTGCGATATGTTATGGATCACTACTCAACAGGCGAAATCTCACTCGATTATGCTCTCAGCGTTATAACGAGCTATCTCGGACATATGAAGCATTGCGATTGTGATGCCCTGCGGAATAAAGTGCTGAACGACTTTGTGTTGGTACGGCACTATGCCGAAGAAAATTCAATATCACGCCCCGACATCTGATCGGGCGTTAGAGCCACGGTGAAAACCGCGGCTTTTTTATTGCA